GTTCTCATTGGCGAATAACGGCACTGTCCTGATTCGCCTTGAAGTAGATTACGTAGCGGTACCGACGTAAGAAAGGGGACGATCATTCAAGATGATCGTCCCCTTTGTCATACTCGCCTGAATTTCTCTGCGAAGTCGGACTCTGTAAAACTTCTGCAAATCCCACTAGGGTAGACTACTATCCAATCCCCTTCACTTATGACCTGAGTGGTTAGTCTGCGAAAGGTATTGGCCAATACTCCACGCTGTATGGATTTACCAAATACATGAGTTGACCAGACATTGCTTATCAGACCGCCGTAGGTTTCAATTCCATTCCAGCGCTCTGCCCAAACGTTGACTGGTACCGAAACGAACTGATCCACGGCTTAGCCCTTATTGCGGCAGCTGAACGATGTGGATGCCAGTCGTAACGCCACCAACAACGGTCACGTCTTGCGTGTCCGTCAGGCTGCCTGAAGTGGCGGTAACTTGCAGCGTGCCGGCCATGGAGCCGGTGATCACTGCGGTTTTGCCATCAGCCGATGGAACGATGGTTGCCTTGGTGGCATCCGATACCGTCCAGGTTACTGCGCCCGGCAGTTCGCCGGTTGGGTTGCCAGCAGCATCTGCGTCCAGAGTCAGACCCAGGGTAACTGCTACGCCGGAAGTGAGGTTGATCATTTTGATTCCTTTGAAGAGAAGACCAGGCGCTTTATAGACAATATGCAATGGGCCGCCCTTACACCCAGTACATAATATGTGGCTAAGCCACATAAAGAGATTACAGAACATGATGTTTCCTTACCATGTGAGGTTACAGAGACCGTCAGAACCATCGCCACCTTTACCGCCAGCACCAGTAGACGTGGATATATAGCAAGCGCTGCCACCTCCACCACCCGCGCAGTTGCCAGCAGCATCCCCACCTGGTATACCTGCAGGACCTGTTGCTCCGCGTGCCGCTGCACCGCCAGTACCGAATTGTGAACTCGCACCAGGACCACCTGCGCTGCCGAAGTAACCATCAGTGCCATCAGTACCACCTGGATTGCCACCAGCACCACCTGCACCTGATGCGCCACTCGGTGGACCAAATCCAGCACCTCCGCTAGCACCTTGACCACCGTTTAGCGTAAGTACTACCACGCTGTTTACCGTAATTATTGTGGCGGCTCCGCTAGTACCGGCTGCACCATTGCCGCCTGGTGCAATACCACCAGCACCACCAAGGCCTTTTGCGCCTACGGTAATGACCACGTTGTCACCAGGATTAACAGGAATAGTGACCCCAGTGGCTGTTTCAGCTACCCCACCTCCACCTCCGCCCCCACCAGCATTATATTCAGTACCTGGGGTGTGGTCCGGCGTTACGCCTGCGCCAGCGCCGCCAGCGCCACCTCCACCGCCGCCTGCGTCTGCATAGAGGAAATTGACTCCTGCTGGAACGGTGAAGTTATAGGTGCCTGCCGTGGTGTGGGATAGCGACCTGGCAAGCACTGCTGCATGATCGATAGTCAGCGATAAAGTCGCCGTAGGACCGCTCAAAATCACCTGGCCAGTAGTGTCTCCGGTGACTATTAGCGTCGTCTGTAGTATGTCATTACAGAAGATAGCTATATTAGAACCCACCACAGGAGGTATATCCGTCAGCGCTGTGGTGAAGTGGAATGTTTGGTTGCCACCACTGGAGGTTACCGAACTGCATGCCCTCATATAGCCGTCTTCCGTCTCGATCACGTAGTTACGTGGAGTAGACGTATTGTTGACGTTGATTTGAGCCGCAACGGTCACATCATTCAATGTGCCGCCTGTAACGATAGGCGTTGCCACCAGATGGTAGTTTGTACCCATGGACCAATGAGTATCTGTAGCCTGGTGAATCCATGACGAGTTGCCATTAGCATCCAGTTCACGCACCAGTATGGAAGGTATGTCCGGGTTCGCCGAAAGCGCAGGCGGATAGACATCGGCCCAGTGATCGACCTCCCAGATCATTGGAGGTTCTGCCATCAGTGTGTCGACCTTGAAGATCGCAACCGGCTGTGTCAGCTTGATCAGGCAATGGAACGTGTAGGTCGACAGTACATTGGTACCCAGGCTGCTGTATTTCGTTTGTTGAACGGCGAATGCAGCCTTTGCAAACATCACGGGACCTGCAATGTCCAAAGCCACTTCACCGAAATTGAATGGACCGGCATCGGCTGGTATCTTGCAAATGACGTCCAGCGTATTGTCACCCACATATTTGTAGGTCGAAGGTACACCGCTATAAAGCAGAGTACCATTCAGATCGGTATCCGTCGGCAGCGGATCGTAGCCGAACGCAGAACCTACCCTGAAACCTATGATATTCACAAACGGACCAGTAGGGGTAGCTACTTCGGCCGCTGCCATACCGACGTTGGTGATAATCAGAAGGGGTGCTGTGAGAGGATCACTCATTATTTATTCCTTTGTTGTAGCAATCAGAACAAACGTCCCGAAATGCAGTTGAGTGGACGGTTCTGTTGGTCCCGAGTTAAATTGAAGAAGTAGTTTGCGAGACCAAAGCTCGGGTCTTGCAGAGTTGGGTACGTACCCAACGAAGTCGATGTGCCGACCGGGTCGCTCGCTATATCGCTCCAGCTTAGGTTCATGATACCCGTACCTGGTGCTCCGCCAAAGATTTCCAACCCGCCTTCATGAATAGCCCTATAATCAGGATAGAATTTGAAGAACCACTTACGGGCAAGCAGATTAGGCGTAGAGGTCGCGTCCGTTACCAATATGCCGTTGATTCGGAATTGCGAACAGCGTTGATACACAAAGCCCCATGCACCACATTCCCAACCCATCAGACCAAAAACTGTCGTGTTGTCCGTGATATTGATAACACTACCGAACAACTGCAAATTAGATCGCGTACCTTGCCCAGCGGTAATGAAATCTACAGCACCAGTTGCATGGGCACCACTTGGCAAATTAATCCAGACGCCCATAAGAATAACTTGACTATCTATGTTGCTAGGGCTTGCAATAAGAATGATACCAGCTTGACCACTCGAACCAACATCAATGCCTACATTGATAATTGGCCTCTGAAGATCTGACATGTCACATGGTCGAGTAGTGCCATTGGCAAGCGGACCATCGAAGTCTCCGTATTGGGGATCACCATAAAAGGTCAATTGTATGGTACCATAGCACGGGAAACTGTCGACAGTAGTGAATGTCTCACCAGCTTTCAATGCTATTATGGTAGATGCGTTAAAAAACCCGTTGGCCAAATCGATCAGGTGATGGAGTGTAAAATCAAGGGTCTTAAATGGCAGAGCCTTACTACCGTCGTTGGGAGCACCATCAATACCAGCTGCCGCAACATAGTACACCTGCTTTAGCAGTAATGGTCCTGCGTATAGGCCATCAGGATTATTGCGAAGCAGATTGTAGAATACACCGCTCAAAGGTACTGCGCTGGAATCCAACGCTTCGCCCGTACTGAGAGGGCGATGAGTTGCTGTTGCGTTGTCGTAGACTACGGGTGGGAGTATAGTGGGCATATTAGTTCCAGTACGGGGCGAATTGACCTGGGGCGACTTCGTAGAAGCCAGCAGGATTGGTTAAGAGTTTTCTGCGGTGCACACCAACACAACGAGCGCTTACTGCAACACCGTCTAATACCGTGAAACTGGATGTTCCGAACACAGGTATGCTTGAGCCAGTTGCCGTAAAGCCACTGATTTTGTACCACGTTACTGGACCGTACACCAGATCATACTTGTTACCGGGTTTAGGATCACCGTAAAGCTGAATACCGATATCGCCTTCTACGGTTACATGCTGCGCCGAATTGGAATAGACCGGAGCCTTCATCGTATGTGCATCGTCAAGATACATCCAACCCGTTGGCTCTCCCAGTAGGAGCGCTGTCGAGAAGTCAGCAGGCACGCTATTCATTGCGTAATAAGTAGTCGGCAGCTCATTAGTATTGAGAATATTTACATCTGGTGGCGTGGCACCGTTATTCTTGATGTTGGATATGACCACGTTCTCCATGCCGAAAAGTGCCATACCAACTATATCCGCAGTCTCTTTGGTCACGGCATCCACAACCTTCATATTGAATGAGGCATCGATGGCGATCAGCACGAGATTGTAGTTAGCGATCTCGTAGAAGAACGACTGCAGGGTGCGGATATCCAGACCGCCGAGACCGCCGTAGGCCTCTATCAGAACGTGCGTTGTAGGATACCAAGTACCACCAGCCCAGATCGGTGTGCCAATCGAGGGATCGCCCTCTGATACGAAGGTCACGTAATCCTCAGTCCATTGATTCTGAATCTGAAGATCAGAGCCCAGGCAGTAGTTGATGAAGTCCATGAAACCCTGCGTGCCTTTGCCGAACCAGTAGATGCCAACGAATCGAGCAATCGTCTGGTACGCATCATCACTAACAACACCAGCATTGTGCAGATTCATGCCCAGCATATTGACTGTTTTGGTTATTAAGTCTCGATCTGGTAGTGACCACGCATCCGCAGGTACGAGTTGCTGACTCTCCACAGATATCTCTGTCTGTGGATTTTGAATCCACATATTTCTGATGTTAGATATGATCGAAATTTTATCGTCCACTGCAGGCCCCATTACAGCATCTATAGCGTCTGTATAAGCAACGAAATAGGGATTGCTACTAAGATACGGGGGAAGTAAGGTTGATCTTGGTATTTTTATACCATCACGCTGATTCTGTTTGTATGATTCTTCCATTTAGCCGCCTCGCGTTGGTGTGTTGGTGGCAAGTCGCTGCTGACGTTCGGCGAATTCGACGTTGACCGTCAAGCTGGCGAGTGAGTTGTAGCGAATTGGGACGTCAGCGATCATGTTAGGTGGAGGACCAGCTGGGGTAATGGAACCATTGTCAGTGAACGTCAAAGGGCTCGTAGCTGGTATGGTTGCAAGCAGACCAATTGCTCCGGCTTTACGACCCCACACTTTGTAAGTCACGATGTCTTGCAGAGGTGCCCAAGTCAGCAGTACAGCATCAGCAGCGGAATGACCAACTACTTGTGGGAACACCCAATTATTCGGCGTACCTTCTTCGCCTGCTGTATTGACTGTGGACACAGAGTAAGCATAGACCAACTCGGTCAAAGTGCCGCCGCCAACGACGATCTCGTACTCCAGCAAGGGACTCAGCGGAGCGGTGACGATCATTGGATCGATAGGGTTGGTAACTATCACGTAACTTACTGCGCCGTTACCCGCGACCACACATGCGTTAATGAGGTCCGAGTTGTAGAAGTTCGTCATCAGCAAACCTGGGCGTGGTGCAAACAACTCGCGTAACGCTTCTTCGCAGTTTGCTTGAATGGTCGAAAGAACCGCCGAATTAAAGCAGTAGACGGTCAGATCGACAACACGTGGTACTGGTATTGGGTCCTGCCACAAGAAACGACATGCGTACATCGTCACCGTTTGCAGGTAGGCAAGATAATCACGAATCTGATCTTGCGACCATGCTGTGCTAGTCAGTGCTGATATCCGAATGACATTCATCCACTCCAACGCCAGCGGATTGATGTCGCGCTGTGCTTGAGTAATCGAATCTATGATACCGCTGTAGACACCTATGGTTGCCAAATACTGGCTCTTCGTGACCGCCGACGAATAGGTACCGAACGCGCCACTAGACAGATTCTTGTAGGTTTGGATCGGTTGTTCGTCACCACCACCAGTTGGATTACTCAGCACTGTACCACTAATGGAACTCATGCCGGTAACAGAGATTGGCTTATTGACCAGCACAAAACTCGTGCCGTCAGTACCTTGGGTAACTACATACTGCACGACGACAGTATCAGTAATCTGGGGTGTGGTGCCGAACTGTTGACTACCGAAGACTACCAGCAGACGACCATCGGAAGTCGAGATATCGGTGTATGCAGGCAGATCACGGTAATTCCATAATGTACCAAACGACTTAGGAAGTTGTGTGTCATTGACGAAGACCCGTACGTCTTGATCGGATACCGTGAACGAATCCTCATTCGACAGGAAGGTTTGGCGTGGTGAACCTAAACCAGACATTGCGAATGTCTGTACTTGACCTTGATTCAGATCGACGGTTAGGGGTACGTTCGCAACCAGATTGATTTGACTACGGTTGAAATAATACTGACCCGACGCCATAAACTGCGTGAATGGGTCAAGCGTGACATTGACTGTTGAGGTCAGCGACACCTGCATATCTGCTGGTAGCTTGCGGCCCAGTCGTAGACCTTGCATCTGGGTAATCGAACGCACAGCATCATCCGATTGAGCAGTCTCCGAGAACGAGTCCTCACGTGCCCGTACCAAACGCGCTTGCATGAATGCCCCAATAGCTGCATTCAATTCGATAAGCGTCTGACTGGTCATGGTCGTCAACTGACCTTGCCACACAGGATTGTTATTCAGATAGGTATTGAACTGCGTGGTGAATTGAGAAAAATCCATCGTCAGGTCAGCTAATGATAATGTAGCCATTACTACTCCTTAAGGCGTGATTACCTCGGCCCAAGTTGCCGAGATTGGTTGTTTGGTAAGTGAATCAATACCAGCTACGCGAACATAGTAACCGGGTAGATTCAAATCTGCCTTAACGAAAGACTGCGAATAGTCTAAGACGATACGCGGCTCCCAGCGCGCTATTGCCTGTATCATGACGATCACCATCTTTGCAGCGGTTAGATCGTCAATCGGTTCTTCTAGCATCTGGTACCACTCCGAACCGTACTCCGGTTGGAATATCTTGCCACGTGCACCGATCGGGCAATTGAAAAGATTGCGCAAACTTGAATTGGTGATAGACAGTTGATCTGGTAATCGATCAGGTAGCGGATCGATAGAGACCAACGTGTTGACATCAACCCACGTCGCGCCGGACAAGCTGAGCTGGTACGCTGTTACTGTTGCCATCTAAGCCTCCTAATTTGCATTGACGTTCGGGCTGCCGCTAACTATGGTGGCACCGCAACCAGCAGTAGCACCAACGGTTATCGTTTGCCGACCATTTGTTTTGGTTTGCGCTATTGCGGTCAAGGGTGTTACACCATGGCCACGGATAGGACAGTTATGCATATCACCCTGGCGTGCGACACCGATACCGTTTGCCTTTACGTCGGACGATGCTGATATGATGGTGCCTCCATGACTTGATGGATCACCTAATCTTGCGACTGCTGACATGGTTAGTCCTTAGTTGAGATTAATAGTTCCGCCGTGGATGTTGACGCTACCACTTCCCGTTATGTTGACATCGCTGCTTCCCGTGACGTTCACGCTAGCACCGTTGATGGTAATGTCTCCCGTAACACCGATAGTCAGAGAGCCACTGATGGTCCGTGTCTCATCGCCATCGATGGTGGTCTTCTCGTCACCGCTCACTGTCTGCGTTTCGTCACCGTCGATGGTCGAAGTCGAGTCACCAGGCACATGGGTAGTTCGATTGCCGTCAACATCATACTTGATGGTCAGACCACTCTGGTGTGTGAACTCCCATGCGCCAGTATCGTAGTTCACGAATAGTTCGTTGCCGGCCGGGTCTTTGAAGCCCCACGTTTT